TTTTCTACTGACTCAACAAAGTTGTTAGCATTCAGAATTCTAAATTGATCAGTAATTATCGCTGACATTGTTAATTAACTTTTTCTTTTTATTTATAGAGGTAATAGAATCAAATTCCAAATACCCTGATAGCACCTGATGATCTAAGACCTCTCAGAGACCCTATGGTGTAATTCTTTCTTTGAATAGTTGGGAATGTTGTTAATCCACTATTAACAGTCAATCCAGTTACTCCAATCGAAATAGGAGTTTCATTTCGAGTTGCATTGTATAATCTACCCCAACTAATTTTTCCATAATGTGTGGCAATACCTGGATTACTATTATTAAAGTTTCCAGTAACTGCAATACCTAGAACTGATGAACTAGAGTTTGTATGTATATTACATACAACAGCACCTGCTTCACCGTTTGGTGTATCTCTATCATGGACTATGTAAATATTGTCACAGAATGTTGTTCCAATACCGACAACTGAAGAATCTTGACTGTTAACTGATGTAACACCATTTCCTACAGTTGTATCACTAATGAATATTGGATAACCCGCAATTAAGGTATTGGCAGATTTATCTGCTCTAAAGAAGAACTTAAGTGCTAATGGATGACCACCAGTACCAGTAGTTGTACTAATACCTGTTATGATACCAGTAAATCCTTCTACATTACTAATAGCAGTTACCTTCTCAGTTTCAAATGTTGGTAATTCAACTATTACCTGTGGTGGTGTAAATGCAGAATAACCCAAACCAGGATTTGTAATTGTAGTTGCAGTTATAGAACCATTTGATATAGTTGCACTTGCTGTTGCTGTTGTCCCTATACCGACACCTATAGAAGGTGGAGCACTAATTTTAATTGTAGCAGATCCACTATATCCCGAACCACCATTTGTAATATCTAATGAAGATATAGTACCAGCAGCAGATACAATTGCAGTAACTGCAGCACCTACATTAATTTCACCTGAAGTTATCAATGCATCAATAGTACTATATGATAAATTATAATTACCATCAGACTCATCTGGGTTAGTTGTAGTTAAATGAGTTCCTTTCTCATAGAAAAATACTTCTGCATCATCTACAAAGATACTATCTGTGGTGTTACCTTCACCAGAACTTGTTTTCAAGTCTCCAATAATATTCGCTGTTGGATAAATTTGTGGTTCTAAAATTTCTCTAGACTTATCAATTTTCTTACCACCTAATATTAAATCAACTTTTTGTTTTGTCCATCTAAAAGGTTTATTATTATTTTCATCAATACCAGCACCTGTGTAAATATCAGTTTCAACAAGTTTTGCACCCAATAATTCTTTGAGTGTTCTTTCTGCTTGTTGAGATGTAGTCATTCCTACAGGATGTTTGAAGATTCTTACTTCATCACCAATCTTAACTGTTTGTTGAATGTCAGCAACGTCAACATCAACTCCCTCTTGTCCTTTATAGAAGAAAATATCGACTTTTGCTTCAGGTTTTGGTGCTTCAATAAATTCAAAAGTAGTACCACCTTCAAATGAATATGCAGAACTAGGTTCTTGTAATACACCATTAACAAATATAAGAAGAATCGCATTTAAATCTATTAACTGAGAACGTGCATTATTAATATCTCTTTCAAAACTTAGTAATTGTCCATTAAAGAATAGTGGGAATCTTGTTCTTGAACCATCTTGTAAATTTTGTATTGAATCAATAAAGTCTAATTCACCGAACTGCCATGCTGAGAATTTATCACTAAATGTTCGTACCACTTCTAGTTCAAATTCTTGTATTGGTGATGATAAATGTGCAGCAGTAACTAATCCAACTGGTTTAAATTTATCACCAACTTTAAATGAATGTCCTGGTCTTGCTATGGCAAACTGAGATATTTCAAATGTTGTTGAACCAATACCAACAGTTGTTGTTGCTGCACTCACTTTTACATCAACTAACAAATTAGAACCTGTATCAGTTGTTGCACCTATACCTTGTCTTGATACACCAATTACTGGTAAGTTATCATAATTTGGTTGTGGAATTATAATTTCAGGATTTACATAACTTGTACCAGCAGAAACTATTGTAAATGCAAGTGTTCCACCAACACCAACTGTTGCAGTTACCTCTGCTCCTGTTCCACCGCCACCACCTTGACCAACATTAATAGTGATTGTATTAGTAGTTGTTCCAATAATCGCTGTCTGTATGCCAGCAACAGGATCTGGTAAACCTGTTGTTTTAGAAACTAAACGAGGATAAGGATGATCTGAGAAGAAATTATCTTTAGAACACTTGAATACTAATCCACCCGTGTCAATTCCAACTGTATCACTTGTAGTTAAACCATGATTTGGTATTGTAAGTACAAGTTGACCAGAGTGTGAGGTATATACAGCGTTTGTAGCAGTGAATGCATTTGCACCTGTAGCAGCAAAATTACCCTTACGGATTGAATTAATACCAGCACTTACAAATCTATGAACATATGCTTGGTCTGTAACTCCAATCGCAACAGATCCACCACGATATCCTGAACCAAACGTAAGATCTTCAAAGAATTCATATGCATGACCACCACCTTGATAAGTATGAGGTATTGTGCTTGTACCTGCTCTTACTTCAAAAGTTCTATCAGAAACAATACCTACAACAAATAATGGTCTTTCATGGTCTTGGAATATAGTTGTTGTTACTCCAACATATCCACCACCACCAATTGTTTTAACCGAATCAGCAGCCGCAGAAACAAATGTATGAACGTATTGATCACTTGCAGATGATGCACCAACATTAACTCTGAATGTATTTGTAGTTCTATTAGTAATTGTTAGATATTGTCCAGCAGCAGGGTCTGTTGCACGAGGGTAGCAATGAGTAGAATTATTACTATCCTTATCACAAGTAAAGCAAATTGAACCAGTATCAAGAACAACAGCATCACCCACTGCTAATCCATGATTTGCAATTGTTAATACTAATACACCAGTTGCAGGATTATATGTTGCATTTGTTGGTGTACCAACAACTGTCTTAGGACATCTAAACTCTAATCCTTTTAATTTAACTGTATTTGGTCTCTCAAGTGCAAATCCATGTACTTTCTCGGTAGTAACTGTAATAATACCTGTTAAGTTATCATATGCTGCAGTTTGAATACCAAGATTAAATCCTGAAGAAGTACCGATACCAACAATACTTGTTAATGCTCCATCATTATTCTTGAATGCTTTGACTTTAGCACCTTGTAATGGTGCATATCCAAGACCTGGTGTAGAACCTAACGAAACAATAAGTCCACCTCTTGGAACTTGGTTTTGGTTAATATCAAATTCAGATACTATAAAATCACCATTTGTAGATGTAATACCAGAGAATACAACTGTCGATACACCAGCAGTTGTATCTGCTTGGAATTCATAGTTATTTCCAGTGTTATTAACTGTTAATGGAGTTTGGAATACACCATTAATGAATACAACACCATTACCAATTCCAATACCTGAAGATGTATTTGCTCCACCTACAGTCAATGAGTATGTTTTACCAATACCCGTAAAGTTATCTGATATGTCATCAAACAACATATTAGTTGTATAATTTGATCTTAAGAATGTTCTACCACTAAAGTTTGCTTTTACAAATGGTAAGTTTGTTTCATCTCTTCTTGATCGATTATTACCTTTTGGTGGATCTGCAAAGAATACTGTACTATCAACAATGTTGAATGATCCTCTATGAATTCTTGCAGTATCATTTGCTGTATGAGTAGTCGCTGCGATACCTAATTGTGCTCTTTCAACTTTAACTACAGGTAAGGTACAAATACCAAGTGAAACATCAGTTGAATCATTAATAGTACCTGTTGGTGTACTTGAGAAACCAACTTCGGTAACTTTCATGTATTCACCATTTAACTTTAAGAAATCAGTTGGTTGAATTGAACTAATACCACTTAATACAAATTGGGTCAATCCAAGACCAACAGTACTATTATGTGTAAATCCATCAAAAATACCTAATGTATGTGTAATAGAAGTAAATGTAATTGGTTGTTGAACAACACCATCTAAACCAATAATTGTTTTAGTTAACTGCTTGTTCATAGTTAACTTATGTGCATTACCACCACCGATGCCTGTAAATGTTACTGCAGCACCTGTTGCAACATATTCTGGTCTTGTGTATAACTCAAATCTATCTTCATCAATAACCTTTGCATATACTGTGCTTGGTAATATTGTTGTAACAACACCTGCAACATTAGCAGTAGCACCAATAGAAACTGCAGTTCCTGCAATTCCTATAAATGTTGAATCAGGAGTATATGTTAATTCTTCATTTGTATTAAAGAAGTGACTTGGTATTGTAAGTGTTCTAGTAGCAGTGCTTATTGTTCCAGTATTTGAAGGATTAAATGTCTTTGAATAAATTGGTACAGTATCGTGTTTCAATTCAAAGTCTTTCTTATTTGCTCTCAATCCAGCAGCACCATCATAGGTTGTTAAAAATACTCTTTGATTAACTGTTCCATATGTCAAATCAGGTGGTGTATTAGCAAAATCATTCGCTGTATATAAAATTTGATTATATGATTGTACTTCAATTAGAGAATCAAACTCAGCATCAGGATAGAACCTTAAATTAATATTATCACCACTAATCTCTCCACCAAATGAACCAATACCTGTTGTTGAACCAGCAGATACAAAAGGATATTGAACAGTTAATATATCATCCTCATCTCTTAAGGATATGATTTGATGAACAGCCGATGTATCACCACATGATACTCTAACAAGAGATTTTACAGAAGTATCAATCAACTTATTAATTGTTGCATAAGTTATTGGATTTGTTGTTCCAGTAGCGTATCCTGATTGTAATCTAGCACTTCTTTCAGAACCAGCTGGTTGACCAGAAACTGAGAATCTATAAGTTCCTATTCCAGTTGTAGTGGAACCTAAACCAACTATATTTGCTCTAACATCAAGAACATTAACTCTATCATTTTCACATTGCAATTTAACTAAATTATTTTCTACTCTCGCAGTAATGACACCGACAGATGATTGACTCAATCCAGATTTTGTATCAACGTATACTTCAGCGATTGTTGTATCAGTTCCATCAAAATCAACAATAACTTCATTGTAATTAATTTCTTTAGTAATACTATCCTGAACAAATAAGGATGCATAAAGACCATTGAAATCATATGTTGGCACCTCAAGAATTGTTGTTGTAGTAAATCCAACTGTAGTTGTTGCAATACCAATATTAACACCTACTAAATCCACATGTCCAATACTGTTTGTACCGATACCTGTTAAATCTGTATTAAAATCAATTTTCAATAATTTAATATCATGGTCTTTTATGAATTTTTCTGTTGGTTCAAATAAAAGATTTTTTGTACCAGTTGCTAATATTTCAGTCTCAAAATCACCTAATTTAACAGTTGTAAAGTCTGTTGATTTTTCTAGTAAGAAAGCATCACTCTCAGTTGTTATCGTAACTATTTCAGAGAACTGAGAATCAAGTGTATCAGGATCAACAATTTGAACTAGGTATTGTGCAAAATCTTCTATTAAAGGTTCAATGACTGTATTAGTACTTTCAAATCCATCACTAGAAAAATTAGAACTTATATCATCATGTAATAATACTCTGTTTGTTTTACATCTTGTAAAATCTGTTAGAGTTCTATTTTTTAGAGTTAAGAACTTAGATCCATTTACTCTTGTATCAAAATCTCTTGCAAAGTCAAAATTATTAATTGCATCAACTCTTTGTTTGTCATTAAGTTCAAGAACGTTACCAACATCTAATACAACTGTTTGGTTTGATTCACGAACTTCACCAACACCCACCTTCAAATTAGATGTGATAGTTGTATCAGCAAAATTCTTAAGTCCAGAAGGATGAACTAGACGATTTACTGGGTTTACAAATTTTTCCCACTCAATTGAACTCTTAACAGTGTAAGATAAATTTTGATAATAATCATTATCTGGTATAACTTGGTAATCCTCGTTTAATTTACCAATATCATCTAACCAACCATATTCTTGTCTATTTGAGAAATCAGTAGTAAATTTAGCTTGATTATCGACAATGCTTGTAATTTCAGCAGATACGTTGCTTAACTCACCCTTAATTCTATCACCTTTTCGTATCTTATATTTTCCATCAATCTTAATATAATCATTTCTAACTTCAATTACTTTTAGGTCAGTAATTACATTATCAATAATTAATGTTTCTTTAAGTTCAAATACACCTCTAGTTTGTACAGGTTCGATTACAGGATATTTCTTTTTATTAATTAGAGTTGCATAACCTGATTGGAATGTTTTAGCGATACCAGGATTAGTTGTTACACCTGATAAACTAAACACTGCAATACATTGTGTACCAGCACTATAATCAGTAACATCAAAGAATGAATAGTTGTAATTATCAGAGTTATAACCAGTTCCTTCTATTGTTGTATTAGTTGATATACCGCCCTGTGTAGCACCTATTCCTGCTTCTCCGACTCTTTGTATACCTTCAACATATACTTGATCTCCAACAGCAAATGGTTGCTCATCAAATCCATTTATTGGTGTTTCGAGGAAACATGTTACAACACCAACAGTACTGGTTTGTACAGAGTTTATACCAACACCATTTGAATTATTAATCGAAATTATTTTATGAACTACTGAATCTAAACCAGTAACGGGAGAAAGAACATCAACTTTTGATATTGTTTGGTTAGGAGTGAATGGTTGTAAAGAAACATCGTCCACAACTGTATTAGTTACTGGGTTGAATACAATTAAATTTGGTGTACTCATATAATCAGCACCACCACTTACGATGTTGACAGACCCTATAACATCAAGGTTGTCAATATTTACAACTGGAGATATAAATGCTTGAGGACCTAGTGTTTTATCAGAAGAGTATTCATATCCTATATCTACAATTCTTACCTTTTTAATTCTACCAATAGTTCTTGATGATGCAATTATGTTAGCATCAGTTCCACTTACACTGTTAACTTTCTTGAATTGGGGTAATTTCTTATAATTAAAACCTGGTGATAATATCCTAAAGTTTTTGATTGGACCATGTACAGATGTTGATTTTGTTGAATACTCTATCTTATCGCAATCTGAAGTTGTGTATGATAAAAATTCAGGTAACTTAGGTGAAAAATTGAAAGTATCGTTAGTGACGTTAGATATTTTATACTCACCATTGTAAGCACTATCAATAAATCTAATTTCCGAATAGTTTGGTACTTCAGTATCGGCAGTGCTAATATATCCACCCTTTGTTAAACCATAGTATAATGTAATCGGTGTTGAGGTTGAATATTGAACAGTCAATGCAGCACCTATTGGATCTGTATTATTAGTTCCAATACCTATTGTTCCTGCTGTTCCAACATTAAATGTACTAGAGTCTTGGGAACTTAAGTATTCATTTGTAAGATTTTTATCATAAAATACTTTAAAATCAAAGTCTGCTAATGTTGTGCTTGATAAACCAAAAGTTAATTTTGAATTTTTAACAACATCAATTCTTGGATTGATGGGTGCAATAGATTGTGTACCGCCAGTATTTGCAGTAATAAGTGCAATTCTGATTGGTTCTACATTCAAATCCTCTATAGTTTCACAAAGTTGGAATCTTCGACTACTTACTCTATTAATAAAATAGGTGCCTGTACTCAAACCAGTCGCAGAACCATCATAAAATACTTTATCTCCTGTTTTGAATCCATGTTCTGCAATATCAATTTGATTTGTCTCTACATCAGAACTTGTAAATGTTATCGGATTAATAATTAACTTATCAAATTCAGAATTATAATTAACATTAACTGATGTGGTTGTTCCAACTCCAACTGCTAAATTAGGAACAACATTCATTTTTACAACATCACCTTCTACTAAATTATGAGTTGTAGTATTAGCTGCTGATACGTTTGTAGAAACTGTACTTACAATTCTATCAATATCACCCGTAACTTGTTCTTTTTGGGTTTGAAGGAAATATAATGAAGAATTAATACCAGAATTTGAACCGTTCGTATAGAAGAACAATCCCTCACTTGTACTACCAATTCCTACTCTTGTAGTGACTAAACCAATATTATCAGTACCTTTATTAATTACAAACACATCAGTTGAATCAGTGCCTAAAAATGGTAATTTAAATTCTTGAACTAAATTTGTTCTACCTACATCAAATCTATTTGCACCACTAAGTTTATTAATACTTAATTTTTGTCCATTTTTAAATGGATGATTAGGAACTCTAATTGTTCTTGTAGGTATTGAAACTTCATTCACTCTAGTTCCAATAAATTCATCAACTTTTATAGCACTACCGATAGTTGTTCCTATACCAACTGATTGACGACCATTGAAATAAACAATATCATTTTGTTCAGATATGAACTTAGTTGTATTCGCTGGTATTGTAATTGAATTGTTTAAAATATCAATATTAGATCCAAGCGTATGAGCAATACCAGTGTGTCTTAGTACTCTTACTATTCTATCAGAGGGGAAAATATTTAATACTTTTAATTCCTCTGTATCGCTTGTATTTCCAGAACCAACTCTAATTGAACCACCAATTGATACTGAACCAGGTATTTCAGTCAATATAATATCTTGAACAAGACCAGCAGAACTTCCGACAGTCATACTCGATGCTAGACTTACTCTACTTGTTGAAACACCTATATTAAATATATTCGTTAAATTCTTGATATTTGTACTTAAACCAGATATCGATACTGCATCTTGATCATTTAACTCTATGAATGGAAAATAACTAGCAGTAACTTCATTTTCACCTTTCCATTCAAATACAGCAGTATTAAATGGTTGTACTACAGTATCAATTCTTGATATTCCGATACCAACAATTTCACTAACTTGTGCTTTGAATCCAGAACCATTTGTTTCTTCATCATCAAAATCAGTTAAATCACCTATCTTATAATCCTGTCCACCATTCAATATTGTTATAGCATCTACATTTCCTTTAGTTACAGACTCTATAACTGATAATTGTCTTATTTTTTCATATGATTCAATAACAAAATCATTACCACCAAAAGGTTCGTCAATACTATAGGGTAAAGTATTTCTTCTTAAATTAGAATTATTAAAATCGAAATCTTGATCAAGTAATTGATTTTCTTTTATAAAAGGTGATCTGTAGGTATTACCGATAAAGTATGGATAATTACCTTCTAATTTGTTTGTATTTGTACCTAAACCAACAGTGGCAAAATATGCATAGATTCCATTTGGAAATTCAGGTGTTTTACCAAATCTTCCATTATGAATATCAAGATCCCCAGATTCGTCAAATACATGATCTTCAACAAAAAATCCTGGTGCATATCCTGATGGTCTATTTGTAACTTGTGTTATATCTGTTTTGTAAGAAGACTGTATTATTTTTAATTCAGAGTTTATATTATCTGGGTCAGAATAACCAAAAGGTCCATATATTGGGTTTCCATCATATGCCCATCCAATAATTGGAGAATGACCTGTTATCTGGTTAAATTCACCGTTTGATTGAACACTAAATGTATTTTCAAAATTATTTGCTATCTCTTGTGAATAACCTAAGATGCTAAACTTTAATAAACTATCTTTAGTTGATAGGTAAGAATCTCCAAATCTACTTTGATTATTTAATGTTAAACTTCTTACTCTTGCAGTAAACTGCCCATTCTGCCCTCTTGGAAATGCTCTAACCTCTGTAGTAATACTACTATATCCAATACCTGGATTAGTTACAATTGCATCTATAACAAAACCACCTTCTACAACTGGTCTAACAACAGCACCTGCTCCAGAACCTGTTGATATAACTTTTATTTCTGGACTTGAATTATATTCTCTTCCTCTATTAACAACAGCAACATCACTTATTTTACCATCAACAACAATTGGTTTGAACTCAGCGAATCTACCATTTTCAATAGAAACTTTTGGAATTACCTGTTTATCTAAAGTTGTTGATCCATAATCAGTTCCTTCTTCATATAGATACGCACCTATTAGTTCACCTGTTACAACTGGAGTTATTGTAATATTTCCAGTAACTGTTGATCCATAAGAAACATCTATATTAACTTTAATTTCTGGATAATTAAAGATTTGGAATCCTGAACCAGAAGTATCAAAATTAACATACTTACCTCTATTATAATCAACAGTTGATGTTGCACCCACACCAGCATCTGCTAACTGGAATGTATCATCAGTTAATTTTTTAATGTAATATGAAGAAGTAGTGCTTAGACCTTGTATAACCGATGTTTCTGCAGAATATTCTACAATCTCACCACTTTGGAATCCATGATTCTTAAATGTAATTACATTTGAAGATGTTGATATACCAGCAGGTTTAACTCTTAATTTACGATGAGTATATCCTGAACCTTCTTCTAAAACCTTAACAGCAACTAATGTATTTCTATTTTCAGTTTTAAACTTGTGAATACCACTTGCAGCGGTGTCTGTTGATAATCCAACTGTGTTTATACCTGTTGTTCCAAATAAAGCATCTGTTTGTGTGTTAAAGATTCTAACAGTAGATGGATTTATACTCCTTATATAATATGGTGCACCATCTGAAAGCGTACCAGTAATTTTATTTTCAAGATCAAAAGCAGTTCCAATACCTATTGGTTGAT